CATTACTGATGTTTTTTTGATTCTCTCCCGTGACGGTGCTACGCGTAGCCTCCCGTTGCGGGAGTTTTTTTGTCTTCAGTTACTTACTTTTTTGTTCCTGGTTACTTACCGATGCAGAATATCAGGCGACGTGTGCAACATATTGGAACGCTGTGTGTTATGGCGGTTATACTGACAGGCAAGCAACAAATTAGCAACAAATATTGAAATGAACTCATATCGCCTCACGGCGGACGCTCCGAGCCTTACTTTCCCACGCAGAAAGTTCCACGTGGCACAGTCGAAGCTGTCTATCAGAACTATACCTGTGGGTGATTATGCCGATAGCAACAACACAGCAACATAAACGTAAAGAAACAGGGTTTTCAGCCCTGTTTCGTAATCACTTTGTCCTGTCCATAGACAAAGATAGTTATTTATTCTTGATTCGCCGCACAACGGCTTGAAATATCTTTCTGCGGTAAATGATAGCAAAAAGAATTATCAACGCCCAAAAGCCGTAAATCTGTGTTTTCTGAAACCATGATAATTTCTTCTCCACGGACACGGTCTTTGTTACCGTTCGGGTCTGTGTGACGACCCTGTCCCGGTAGGCGGTGCTGTCCTTTGTCTCGACGGTCTTGTTCGTCGGCACGGCTTTCGTCTGTGCCTTGGTCGCGAGGCTGTGATACAGTGTGCCGTCGGCATTGATACGAGCGTCGCTCTCCGCATAGTCGTTCTCCAAGTGGGAGCTGTCGGCGAGTGTCGTGCGCTCAGCCGTCTGCCGGGGGATGTCAACGAACACAGTATCGGGGACGAGGACAATCCGCTCCCTCACCTCGACACGGACGCTGTCCGCCGCCCTGTTATCAGACACGGTGTCTGCCGTGTGCCGTGTGGCACAACAGGCTGTGAACAACAGGGCGGGCGCAAGCGTCGCTATAAAGTTTTTAAGTGCTGTCATATTCTATGCCTCGAATGAAATTGAATTGATACGGTTCTTCCAACCTTTGATAAACTTCTTCTGTGACGGCTTGCGGCGGACGATGTCCTCCACAAAAGCGATACGGGCAAGGCGAATGCGGTTGAACAATACCCGCTGATCTGCGTTGTTCAGGGCGGCAAGTGTCTGTCGCCCGCAAATGCCGTCAGCCGTGACACCGAGTATGCGCTGCACAGCCTTTACGGATGTGCGCACGCCCGAGCCCCACGCCCAATCGACACAGATGTTCGCCAAGGATTGGTTCTTGATATTGTCGGCTTGCCACTTATCCCAAAAATGGGGCTTCATGACACGCTCAACAGCGTCGTCCTCTGTTATCAGCTTCAGGTCGTCAACGTCTATATCGCCGTCGCCGTCCTTATCATATCCGACCGCACGCCATGTGGCAAGCGTCACGCCCATGTTCGTTGCGCCGCCGCTGTCGTCAGGGTCGTTCACGAACTTACCCTCCCATTTGAGGATAAACCGTTTCAGTTTGTTTATATCAGCCATTTGTTATAACAGTGTTATACGTTGTTATCTTTGTTATCCGCAGCCCCGGCTGTGTTCGCCTGTTGTGGTTTCTGCAGGTCGGACAGGTCGATGTCGAAGTGGCGGGCTGTCTTGTCGATCATCACCTTTTGGAGTATGCGCCAAAAGCGGCTCTCGTTCTCACCCCGGCAGGAGCTTTCGTTCTCGAGAAACGACCACGCCTGCTCGAAACAGATAACGCCCGTCACGATGTACGACAGTGGTACCTCCATGAACGAGAACACCCAATGTTCCACCATATAGGCGAGGAAGATGAGCCACAGGCGTTTCGGAATTGTCTGACGGACAACCTTGCCGAAAGCGAAACTCGTAAACTTGGCTTTCTGACGGCTCGAGCGGTCAGGGTATGCCTCATGCACTCTCTTGTCAAGACGATAGGCTGTGTATGCGTCAGTGACGATGAAAATTATTGCGACCGCAACGAGAGGGAATGTCGGACGGAACTCAGCTATAAACCATCCGAACACCCCTCCTACGGCAGCAAAAGAAATTTTCCAAAGTTTGAAAATGTAGTTCATTGCTAACTTGTTATTAATTGGTGTTCCACAAAGTTATAAAAAGTGTTTATAATATAATCATTTTAACGGCACAAAATGTCAAATAGCCCATATATTTATCAAAAATGAGCCGTCATTTTCACTCGCGTCGTCCGAAATTGTCACGGTCATACTCGTTGATGAGAATGCGTACAGGTTCGCCTTTAGCGGGTTGTCGCTGTCCGTGTCCTGCCCATATCCGAGGATATTAAACATGAGGTTCGTCAGTGACAGCGTCCCGAGCTTCGTCGTCCACGAGGTGGGGAACGTGAGCTTTATCTGCCCCTTGTTCACTCGTGACAGCGTCGGGATTGAGCCGTCGAAAGATTGGCTCTGTGCCCAATTATAGGTTGCGCTGCCTGAGGACGGACTATAATAATACGCCCGCCCATAGAACACGAGCTGCGGGAGCTTCATCCAATTGCCGCTGTGGTGCTTGGCGAGGATTCCGCTGCTCGAACACTGCAAGCCATAGCCGCTGTTCTCTGTTTGGAGCAGCATATTGTTATTCTTGTCCTGCATTACCATGACATAGTTATCAGAGCGGCGACCGAGGCAGAAACCGTTAGCGAAGAAACGGCTGACATAGAAGTCGCTCTTGTACGTTGCCGACAGGTCTTTGCGTGAGGTGTTGGTTGATATGTAACCCCAATTAGCCTCTGCATAGTTTGAAGCCGAAGCCTGTGCCGACAGATAGATAACCAATTTCAGCCTGTGATACCCGGCAACAGTCTTAGTTGATTTACCTGTTATATCAAGCAGCTTCGAGCTGTCCTGTTGCAGAGCCGAGGTATCGACGAGCTGATCTGCCGCCGAACTGACACCACAGGATACAATGGTCTTTATTTCAAGCTTCTTAGTCAGTTCCTCGTCTGAATAGGTTTCAACAGCCACCGTCAACAGGGCATAAGCCCAAGACAGACGTGTCGGCTTGATAGCGTTCGTGCCTGTGGTTTCCTCCTGTAACCTGTCGTCCTCCCTTACCGAGTAGGCGTGAGTGTACAGGTGCCCGGCTGTAACGACCTCCGTCGGTGTGTCCGTGTGCCAAACGTCTGACAGAATAATCTCCTGACTGTACTCGTTAGCGTCCGGGTATTCGTCGGTTATCGGGTTATACGGAAGCCCTCGCACCGTAATGGTTTTACCACGCCCGAGTGTTACGCCTGAGGCATAGCCGTAGGTCGTTTCTGATGTCCCGTCTGATTTGTACGAACGCGATTTGATAACAGCCGTGCCCGAGGTGTCGCCGAACAGGTCTGTCAGGGCGTTGTACGTGTTGCCCTCGAACGAGGTGCACAGGTTGCCGTCCTTGTCGTACATATCCATAGCCATGTTATCAGGCGACAGCTCTATCTTACGGTTATCGCCGTCCACTCCTGTTTCAATCAGGACATGGCGCACGATTAGCTCGGTCGCCTTGATAAGGTCGGTACGGATATAGCCGCCCTCGATGATTGTTTCTCCGAGTTTTGCCACTTCCTCCTTAGCCGAGGTATCTGCTGATATAAGAATGTTGGCTCGGATGTCATTGTATGCCGTTTCAACAGCCGTATTGTACTTGGAGAACGCCGTATTGAACTTGTCGAAGTTCGTGTCAACCGTCTTGCTCTCATCCTCCGTAGCCTTGCCGTCGGCAATGGCTGTGTTGATTGATTCAGTGAGCGTGCTGATAGCCGACATCAACGTGTCGTAGGCTGATTTCAGGGCTTCCTTGCCGCTGTCCGACAGATAGTCGCTATAATACAGTTTCTCATACGAAGCCTGAACCGCCGCCTTGGTGTTGTTCACGGTGTTGATGTACGTCGCTATTGCCTGTGCCTCGGTTTCGTCAATAATGCCGTCCTTAAAAGCTCCGTCCACATAGTCGTTCAGGTTCGAGATAGCTGTGTTCGCTTCGGTTGCCGAGGTCAGCGCACTGTTAGCCGTTGTCTGTGCGTTCTTAGCGTCCGTCACAGCTTGGTCGGCTGTTGATTGTGCGTCCTCGGCTTTCTTGTTGATAACGGATATAATGGAGTTCGTCGCAACCTCCACCGCTTTATTATAGGCGGCGTAAGCTGTGTTATATGCGTCGAATTTATCATTGACATCCTTGCTCTCCGCATCCGTTGTCTTGCTGTCAGCGATAGCCGTGTTAATGGACGTGATAAGGTTCGATATGGACGTGATGAGCGTGTTGTATGCGTCCGAAAGCCCTGTTTTCGCTACGCCCGTGAGGTACGTGTTTGCATAGAGCTGAGCATACGAAGCCTGAACCGCCGCCTTGGTGTTGTTCACGGTGTTGATGTACGTCGCTATTGCCTGTGCCTCAGCCTCCGTAATAATCCCGTCACGGAATGCGTCGTTGACATACGAATCGAGGTCTTTCACAGCGTTGTTGGCGGTGTCTGCTGTTGACTGTGCGTTGTTGGCTGCGGTCTGAGCGTCCGATATGCTGTCCGTGAGGTCTGTGTACCCGTCCAACTTGGATAGCCCGTCAGAGCCTGACAGGAACTTGATTTTGCCGCATATCACGCCGTTTAACAGGTCGAAATAGGTGTCGCCGTCCGTTGATACAATCTTGTCCGTCGTCACACGTCCGGGGAGGATTTCCGTGAACCCGTACAGGCTGACATAGCTTCGCGCCCCGTCGTACTCGCTATTCAGGATTCCAACCAACAGGTAATAATATGCCTCCTCGCTTTCTATGGCGTGGGCTGTTGTATCGAGCACGAACACGCCTGTGCCGGGCACGCCCGCCGTAACGTTGCGGCTGACACGGGCATACAGGTAATAGCGTGCGTCGCTGTCGTCAAGCACCGCACTCGTGAACGCTGACATCCTCCAATACAGATACTCGGAATAGCTGTGCTCTGCACTGACTGTGGTTATGCCAAGCGTCATGTGCTGTAACAGGCACGAAGCCACCGTAAGCTGTTTCGTCGTGCTGTTGTAGGTGATAACAGGGTCAACCGCTTGTTGCCACGTCAGGCTGTTGATGAAGCGGAACTGCAAGCTCTCATCGCCGACGAGCATTGACATCGTCTGTACGGATATCGGGGTTATGGAGTTCGTGAAGTTGCTCAACAGCGCAGCCTCCAACATCGACATTGTTTCCTTTGCGTCACGGAAGCGGCGTTTGGTAAATTGCAGAGCTTTTTGGTGGTTATCCTCAACGACGACCTCTTGGCTTGCGATGTCTTTCACGGCTGACGTGAATCCGCCTGTTATGGTTTCGTTTGACAGTTCAATGGTCGGGCTGTGAGGGTTATTGATATAGTCCTTAATGCCTGTTATGCGAACAAGCACGCCCTCCTGCTGAAAGCTCTCGTCACTATACAACACGAAGCCGCCGAGCTTTATGCGCCCGCCGATGTTCGTCCAATCCTTTTTAGCCCACAACCCGTCGAGTTCCCCGGTAAAGGAGAATTTCTCCTCTTCAAGCTCATACAGTTTCTTGACACAGGTTCGGAACATATCCCACTCTGCGCCTGTTTTGGTTTCGTTGTCACATATATACTCGTCGGGCAACATCACATTGAATACGGCGTAATGGTTGCCCGCCACGGGCTTAAATGTTTCGTTGGGCATAGTTACACCGTCAATCTCTTGCGGCGTGATTTCGAAGCGACGTGCGGCTTTCTCAACACCGTTGACTTTCTTTGCCTCATGGATATATTTGACCTCGAACTCGTTGCCGTTGGCAAGCATACCGTCTTGAAATACGACGGTCATTGTCTCGCCGTCAATCAGGTATTTCTCATAGTCGAGGTTGGCGGGTATGTCAGCGTCGATAATATCGTAGAAATTGTCGTCCTCATCAACACAGACAACCTCGGAGATGGTACCGACACGCTGAGGATATATGTCCGAGCAGTCCAAGCTGTCCTCAGCCTTGGACGACAGCTCCTTGTCGAGGCGTTGGAGCGACAGCCCGTCGTCCGATGTCACATATCGGCGGGCGTTGGAGGCGTTGAAGCCCTCCTCGTCCTCGAAGTACTCTCCGTCATAGCTGATAACCTGCGCTTTCGGCAGGTGGAGTTCGCTGCCCCCGTATTTCGACAGGTCTATGTTATCAGAGCCGCCCTGCGGGAAGAGGATTTCGCACGGCGGGTTGTCGCCACTGTTGGAGCGGGCAAGCCCTGACTTGAAACCGTTCCCCTTGCCGTAAGACAGCGGGAGCGGGTTGTCTTTGTTGTACTCAACCTTGCGGAGCGATACACAGCGTCCGACAATCTCATACTCCGTTTCAAATTCGGAAGCCATTTGTTGGAGGGCTTCGATACAGTAGGCATGATCATAACTGATGAGGTGTTCAGCCGCCTCGATACAGTCGCCCACAGTCCACCCTGTTTCGCGGTTGTTCATGTTATCGACGAACATCTGCAGGTGCTCACGGGGTGTCGCTGTCAGCGAGAATTTCAGGCGGTGGTCAACCGGGTTGCGGAACTTCCATATCTTGGCGTGTGCCTCAGCCCCCTCAAACGTTACCGTATAATCGAAATACCTGTTGT